GGTGGGCAGCTAGTTTTGATAACGAGTATTTTTCAATGAAGGTACACTGTTATCCTAAAGAGTGTGCAGGGAAGAATAGTTGTGAGCGAGAATAAAAGTCCTTGTGTAGGTATTTGTGTCTTGGACGAAGAACGTGTAAGATGTATTGGTTGTGGACGCACAATAGACGAAATTATAAATTGGGGTAAAAAATGCCAAGAGCAAGAGTAAATCAATTTGCAGACGACCTTGGTATTAGTCGAGGTTCCGCGAAGAAACTTATGGCTAAAGCCCGTGGTCGTGCAGATGGCGGTTCCAATATTATGGATAAATACTCTCCAGAGTTAAAAAACCGCTTGAAGCGTTTTGAGGATGCAGAACGTATATTTAAAGAAGACACAAAGATTGGAACTAAGATGGAAAAACCTAAGTCAAAGCCCAAGTCAAAGCGCAAAATGTTTGACGAGTACTACGAAAAGCATGGGGAAGTTCATCCGAAGGACCCACGCACCAAACCAGATCACAACATGAATAAAGATGATCGTCCTCTAGTAACGGAGACAAAAGATATTGTTGAAGCCAAGAACGGAAAGTACAACAACGTCCGTGGCATGGGTAAAGCATCTATGTGTCGTCCTAGAAAAGTACAGGTTAAGTAGCTGTGGCTAGAGGTTTTGCAGACGAAACGGCGGAACAGGAAGCTCGTGGTCCCGGGCCTTCAGCCGAGGCTGTTAGCGCAGCCGAAGGAAATGCTATTGGCTCTGCTATGTCTAGCGCTATGGGTTTTGGCCCTAACGACGGCAGCGACGACGAAGATTTTGATCAATCCGCACAGCAAGACCTAGCCGCATTAGCAACTCGGGACAGGTCTGGGTTTGCAATGGGCAATCCAAGCTTTCAGCTTGGGCGAAACTATGATCCGGTAACCGAACAATACTCCAGTAAAATGGCGATGAATCAATTTTTGAACATTGCCAACACTCGCACAAAAAATTTAAAGGAAGCACGGTCAACACTTGGCCGTTTGCAAGGAGTTCTTGGTCCCGGGAATGCGCTCACGAAGGATTTGTATAATGGAATAATGGGGATATCCTCAAAAAATCCATATGGTCACGGAGGAGTCTTTTCTAGTTTTTTAGGTATAGATCCCAAAAACATCGACTATACACAGAATATGGGTATTGATGGGGTAGCTAAAGTAGCCCAATTAAAATACGACCGTTATAAAGACTACGCAGGTCAAGACCCACTATCTCAAAAAAGGGGCTTCGGTTCTTTGTTCGCTGGCCCTGTTGGAGAGGTCACCTCTCAAGGCCCTGTAGCGCAGCAGGTAGATATTAATAACATTCCAATAGGGGACGCAATAGGCGCTCAAGCGGCTACACTTGGTTTAGGACCCTTTGGTTATGGTCTGATGTCAATAGCAGATCCGTTTTCTACTTATGTTCCAACAGGCTCCGCTGCGTATAACTCTGAGTTTGATCCAGCCGTAAACAAAGATCTTCCTTCATCCGTCATGGGTCAGGCGGCGGCAAGAAGTGGTTTAGGTATTGAAAGTCTAGTAGACAAAGTTACAGACTTCTTTTCTCCAGAAGTTGCTGAACCCATTCCTACTTCGATAGGCATTGCTCCAGCGGATCTAAGAGGTTTTGAGAACAGGTTCAGTCAGAGCCCGCTGACTGGAGAAAAAACAGCACCTGCGCTAGGAACAGTTTTTGAAGTTGATGGGCGATCTTTTATAGCAGGAAAAAATGGGCCTATTGAATTAAAAGGAGCGGCTGAACAACAAGTTGTGTCTCCTAGTCCTTTAATGAATAGTTTTGCTCCCGAAACTGAACTCCGTACTCCTACTGAGCAGTACGCAAGGGAAACAGGGCAATTAGCTTATCCGTCTTCTACTAGCACTGACGGTTATAATTATACGATGGACGCTCCATCATACCTTACGGACACCAGTGATCGCAAAGCACAAGCACAAAACGTAGGGCTTGTAGATTACACAAATCTTACAAACACAGGCAACAACCTGTACCGAAGCACCCCTGACCCAGACCTTGTGGACAAAGCTTTTGAGTTTTTAGGTATTAGAGATCCGGCAAGAAGATCGAGTGGGCAGATTAAAGGGTCTACAATTAATTCTACGCCTCTTTTTAACTTCCCTGAGTTTAAATTTAGTGACTATTATCCTTTTTAAAAGTTGAAAGCTAGTCTAAAATAATATGATAAAACTCATAGAGAATTGGGTACACACTGATTTAAGTGTGGTTGACGCACAAGCTGGGTTTGCTCCTTGTCCTTTCGCAAAGAAGGCACTACAGGACGATAAGTTAAAAGTTGTTGAGTGTCTGGATCAGGAAGATCTGTGGAAGACTGTAGTAGCGCAGTGTAAAAAACTTACCTCCAAACACTCAGTCGTAATTTGTGTTGAGGAAAATGCAGAGCAGCCGTATGATCAAGTTGAAGCTGCATGTGTGGTGATGAATGAATGGTTTGCTGCTAATAAGATAGATTTATGGTTATTAGCTTTTCAAACAGATTTTACAATGGTATTTATACAAAGGTTGTCAGAGTTAGATGATGCTAGTAAAAAGCTAGAAAAAATGGGATACTACGAAAACTACACAAAAGAAGATTACATAAGTTTAATCTTAACCCGAAGAAGGAAAAGAGAAAATGGCTGGAGCTAAAAAGAAAGTTATGCGTCGTAACACTGGCGGCAAGGTAGTAGCTAAAAAAATGATGGGCGGCATGAATAAAGCCAAGAAAATGGCTATGCGTCGTATGCGCGGTGGCGCTGTAAAGAAAAAATAAGGGGCCTGTATGGACGTTTATAGTTTTATCAGTCAATACAATAAGAGATTGACTGATAGGATGGATGACATAAGTCAATCCATCACAAGTGGTGGTGTTACTGACTGGGAAGACTACAAAGCAAGAGTTGGCGAGATACAGGGTATCGCTTATTCTCTTGATGAACTCAAAGCCCTGCTAAAAAAGGTTAATTATGTCGAAGACACTGATAGTACCTGATTACATTCTCGCGCAACGCGAGGCAAAAAAGAAGGCTGAAGAGGCCGCAAAACAAAAACCCCTAAAAGAAAGAGTACCGCAACCTACGGGATGGCGTTTACTTGTCATGCCTTATCTGGGTCGTGAAAAAACTGAAGGTGGGGTTTATGTACCCGATCAAGCAAGAGAGCGAGAGTCACGAGCTACTGTTGTGGCTTATGTGTTAAAGGTAGGGCCTTTGGCGTATAAGGACGGCGATAAGTTCGGTGGTGGAGATCCTTGGTGTTCTGAAGGTGATTGGGTGTGTATCGGACGGTATGCCGGTTCTCGATTTAATATTGAGGGCGGTGAGGTCCGAATTATCAACGATGACGAAGTCATTGCAACTATTGTCGATCCAGACGATATAAAATCATACGGAGTCTAGTATGCAACAACAAAATGAAGATATTGCAGAAGAGCAAGAAGTAGAAGTCATTGAAGAAAACGAAGAGCAAGAAGTAGAAGTTAAGCAGTTAGCAGAGGCCGAGGGTTCTGACAAAGACTCTTCCGAAGATGAAGACGAGCTTGAAAACTATTCTGACTCTGTGCAACGAAGAATACGCAAGCTCACTGGAAAGTTCCGCGAAGAAGAGCGGCAGAAAAACTCCGCTGTAGAATATGCGGAATCAGTAAAAAAACAAAATGACGAACTACAAAATCGTTTAAGTAAGCTGGATCAAACGTATGTAGGAGAGTTTGCTACTAGGCTAGAATCTCAAGTAATATCTGCTAAAGATGCTTATAAAAGAGCACACGAAGATGGGGACTCAGACGCTATGTTTGAAGCCCAGCAAAACATTAGTCGTCTTGCTTTAGAGCAGGCTAAGTATGACTCTATAAAAGAACGTGGAGAAGTAGCTGAAACCAGAGCCGCAGAGCAGGCTCCTGTAGCACCATCTCCACAGGTCGCTCAACAACGTCCACCTCAACCAGACCCAAAAGCTGAAGAATGGGCTGGAAAAAATTCATGGTTTGGAGAAGATCAGACCATGACATACGCTGCTTTTGGTATTCACCGGCAGCTTATTGAAGATGAGGGGTTTGACCCCGCAACAAATGAGTACTATACTGAACTAGATCGTAGAATTCGCACAGAGTTTCCTCACAAGTTTAAAAGCTCTAAGCGAGATACGGGGCCCAGAGTCGCTTCTGCTGAGTCCACGGCTTCAAAGTCGTCGTCAAAGGGGCGCAGAACAGTCAGATTGACTCCTTCGCAAATTGCAATTGCGAAACGGTTGAATGTTCCGCTTGAAGAATATGCAAAGTATGTAAAGGATTAAAAAATGACTGATTCAAAAAGAGTGCCACGCGAAGCAGAAACTCGCGCAAAGACCCAGAGGCGTAAGCCTTGGGCACCTCCATCAAAGTTGGAGGCTCCAGAACCGCCGGCAGGCTACAAGCATCGATGGATTCGCACTTCTATTCGAGGTGAGGATGACAAGATAAATGTGAATGCCAAGGTTCGAGAAGGCTGGGAGCCAGTGCGTGCAGATCAATATCCAGAGATGGAAGGGTTATACCCTACTATTGATGAAGGTCGGCATGCCGGGGTAATCGGTGTAGGCGGACTAATGCTTGCTCGTATCCCAGAGGAGACGGTAGAAGAACGAACTGAATATTTCCGGGAGCAGACCCGTACACAAATGGATGCCGTTGACCAAAGCCTGATGAGGGAACAACATCCCTCAATGCCTATCCATAACGATAGGAAAAGTCGTGTATCATTTGGGGGTAAAGATTGACCCCCTACAACCTTTAGGAGTGTGAAATGGCAAACACTAATGTTGCCTTCGGCTTAAAGCCGATCAATACTGTGGGTAGCACACCAGCTACTGGCGGTACAAACACATACCCAATCGGTGGAACTGCGGCAGCAATATATCAGGGTACTCCAGTAAAGTGTGACAACGGTGGTTCAATCGTTGTTGGTTCTGCATCTGGGGACACCGTGGCATATGTTGGCGTGTTTCAAGGGTGTGAATTCGTGTCAGCCTCAACCGGGAAAAAGACTTTTTCCAACCATTGGCCCGGTTCAGGTAGTGCAAACACAAGTTTCCCGATTACAGGATTTGTGTATGATAACCCAATGCAACGCTTCATTATTGCGACTGACGCAACATTTACCGATGAAGCAACTGCGAAAGCAGCTATCTTCGAGAACACAATGCTCGACGGTGGTGCATCAGGTAGTACAACCACAGGAAATTCATCTGCAAAGATGGATGTTGCTACATTAGACTCATCAAACCTCTCTCTTCCTTTGAAGATTGTGGGCATTCTTGATGATGTAGACAACGAAGACTTCGCTGCTGCGGGTATTCCTATGATTGTGATAATCAACAACCACGCACTGCTTCAGGCTGATTCTGAAGCTGCGATATCATAGGGAGTATAGATAATGGCTATTTCTCGCGCACAACTCGCCAAAGAACTAGAGCCGGGTCTAAACGCTCTCTTTGGTATGGAATATGGCCGCTACGAAGGCCAGCATGCTGAAATCTACGACACCGAGTCTTCTGACCGGGCGTTTGAAGAAGAAGTGATGCTGTCTGGTTTCGGGGCTGCACCGGTTAAAGGTGAAGGTACAGGTGTGTCATACGACGATGCACAAGAAGCCTACACTGCACGGTACAACCATGAGACTGTAGCAATGGCTTTCTCAATCACTGAAGAAGCTGTCGAGGACAATCTTTATGATCGTCTGGCTTCTCGGTACACTCGTGCCCTTGCTCGTTCAATGGCACACACCAAGCAGGTTAAATCTGCTGCAATCCTGAACAACGCATTTACTGCCGGTGCTTTCGCTGGTGGTGACGGTGTTGCTCTTTGTGATGCATCACACCCGCTGACAAATGGTGGCACATTCGCCAACGAGCCAGCAACTGCTGCTGATTTGAACGAAACTTCTTTGGAAGACGCTCTTATCAACATTGCTGGTTTTGTGGACGAGCGTGGTTTGATCATTGCCCTCAAAGGCATGAAGCTGATCATTCCTCGTCAGTTGCAGTTTGTAGCCGAGCGTTTGCTCGTATCAAACCTACGGGTTGGTACAGCCGACAATGATGTAAATGCACTGAAATCCTCTGGCATGTTGCCTGATGGTTATGTTGTCAATGACTACCTTCTTGACAACGATGCGTTCTTCATCAAGACAGATGCTCCAAATGGCTTCAAGCACTTTGAGCGTTTAGCTCTGTCAACAGCGATGGATCCAGACTTCGACACTGGAAACATGCGGTTTAAGGCCCGTGAGCGTTACAGCTTCGGTTTCTCAGACCCACGCGCAGTGTTCGGTTCACCGGGTGCGGCGTAAGCTTCGACACAAAGTTATTAAAGGGCGGCTTTCATGCTGCCCTTTTTTATTGTATAATGTTTTATTCCTGACAACCGCATTGGGTGGTTGACACTAGCCACGACAGGAGACTCAAATGGCTACTACTACTTTCTCTGGTCCTATTAAGGCCGGAACAATCAAGAACACTACAGGCACAACAGTAGGCACTAACGTTGCAAACGTTGGTCAAGTTGTTATGGCTCAGACTTTTTCATTAGATC